GCCGGAAGCCGTGAACTGGCCGCGCGCCGGGAACCCGCGCAATCCGGCAACGCTCTCACGCCGATGGAGATGATCTCTCACGCCATCGACACCGGGCAAGGCGTTGACGTTCTCGACAAGCTGATGGGGCTGCAAGAGCGATGGGAAGCCAATCAGGCGCGCAAGGCATTTGACATTGCCATGTCGGAAGCCAAGTCCGAACTCGGCACCATCCGCAAAAACCGGGAAGTCGATTTCACATCGTCAAAAGGCCGGACGAATTACCGGCACGAAGACCTTGCCGGGATTGCCAAGCAAGTTGACCCGATCCTGTCGCGTCACGGGCTTTCATATCGCTACCGGACTGAACAGATGGACGGCGGCATGGTCAAGGTGACGTGCATCGTTTCTCACCGTGACGGCTTTTCCGAAGAAAACAGCTTGTCGGCTGGCCGGGACGAAAGCGGGAACAAGAACAACATTCAGGCGGTGGGGTCGACCGTCACCTATTTGCAGCGATACACGCTCAAGGCCGCTCTCGGCTTGGCGGTGTCAAACGATGATGATGCGCAGGCGTCTGTTCAATCAGATCCGATCAGCGAAGCCCAATACGAGGAATTGCGGGAGCTGATTGACGAGACGGGGGCCAACACCCGCGCCTTCTGTGAACACCTGAAAGTGCCGGCTCTTGCCGATCTTCCCGCCGCCCGCTTTGACGCCGCGAAGAAAGCCCTGCTGGCGAAGAAAGCCAAGGCCGCGAAAGACGCGGAAGGCGGGACAGAATGACCGATCAGATTGAACAGGGCTCGCCGGAATGGTTTGCCGCGCGCGCAGGAAAGGTCACGGCATCCCGCATTGGCGATATAATGGCAAAAACCAAATCAGGATACGGGGCTGGCCGCAAGAATTATATGGCTGACCTCGTGGCCGAACGCCTGACCGGCACAAAGGCCGAAGGCTATACGAACGCTGCAATGCAGTGGGGAATTGATACCGAACCGCAGGCGGCGGCGGCGTATGCCTTCATGAATGACGCGGATCTGGCAACGGTCGGCTTTGTCGATCATCCGTTTATTGAGGCATCGGGCGCAAGCCCTGACCGCCTTGTCGGTGATGACGGCCTTGTCGAGATCAAATGCCCCAACACCGCCACGCATATCGACACGCTGCTTGGCTCGCCTATCGACCGGAAATATCTGTTGCAGATGCAATGGCAGATGGCCTGCACCGGTCGGCAGTGGTGCGACTTCGCCAGCTTTGACCCGCGCCTGCCGGAAGAATTGCAGCTTCATGTCGAGCGGGTGACGCGCGATGACGCGCTGATCACTGAAATTGAAGGGGAGGTTCGCGCCTTCCTGTCCGAACTCGACGCCAAGGTGTCCGCATTGCAGGCGCGCTATATGAGCGAAGCCGCATGACCCGCTTCACCGTTGACCTCGATACGCCGGAGAATGTGTTGCTTGCCAAGCGGGCGATAGACCGTGCCTTCGCGGCTGGCGGCATGATTGCGGAATTCAAAGAAGCCACCCGGACCACAGAGCAGAACAAAAAGCTCTGGCCGATGCTCACCGAAATCGCCAAGGCCCGCCCGGTCTGGAACAGCTTCCCCATGAACGCGCAACGCTGGAAAGGCACGTTCATGGACGCCCTCGGAATCGAAACCGATGCAACGCCGTCTCTTGAAGGCGGCCGCGTCATCCCGCTTGGCCACAGATCCAGCCAATTATCCAAACGCCAATTCTCCGACCTGATCGAACTGATCCAGGCATTCGCGGCAAAAGAGGGAATTGACCTGAAAGAGCCGCCACAAACCGAAACGGGGAAAGCAGCATGACACTGAATATCAAAGACGGCGACTACGTAAAGCTGCGGGACGGGTCTATGTTGGGGCCTGTGAGGATAAAAACAGAACCCAGCCTCTTTTCCATCACTTTTTCTGCCTCGGCTTGGTCTTGGACCGCTCATGGTTGCTATCGAGACGCTATGACCCCCGATCCCAGAGACATCATCGAAGTCCTGCCCGTCAGGCCTGTGTTTATCGACACACCGTTCGAGGTGGGGAAGACGTATCGGCAGCGTGACGGCGACAAGCGCAAGATTGCGGGCTTTGCATTGCAAATCTGCAGCGGAATGACGCGCCACCTCGATGGTAGGTGTCGTTCCGATTGCGGCGCATCCCTTTCCGACCTCCTCCCCGGCGCTATTGAAGACGAGGAACAAGTCACCGTCACCATGCCCAAGGCTGACTATGAGCGGACTATGGAATTGCTGGGGAGGGCGAAGGGATGACCCACCATTCTCCCGATCCCGGCAATATGGTCCGGCCCGTCCGCCTTCGCCTGTCCCGCCAGAAGGGCTTCAATCTGCATGCCCACTCCCTTGCGGTGAATGGCCTGCCAGCTGTGTCTGTGGCAAGGCCGGGAAAGTGGGGCAATCCGTTCAAGGTGGGCGAAAGCTATCCGATTTATGAAGATGATCTTTGTCAGATTCTTGTCGGAGAGACGGGCACTTTGACGCCCGTCGAAGCTGTCCACGCCTATCGTATGGACGGCCCTCGTTTGGGTTGCTTTGACGATATCGAAGAACTGCGCGGCAAGAACCTCGCCTGCTGGTGTCCGCTCGACGCGCCGTGCCACGCCGATGTCTTGCTGGAACTCGCCAACAAGGAGACATGACATGACGCAAGAACGGCTATCAGCAGATGAGTTTCGTCTGATTGCAAAGGAGCTGCGCAAGCCTGATGTCGGGATGCCAACCTTTGCCACGGCGCTCGATCAAGCGGCGGAAACGGAAGAAGCCTACGCCGACATGAAGGAACGTCAGACCGTGGATCGTGAGGCGGTGCGGACTGTTGTGCGCGACCTTGTCAGCGAATGGTCGGGCGTTCCAGAGGAATACCGAAGCGAGGACTATTGGGCTGACCGCATCCTCGCACTGATCCCTGCCGGTCGGGAGAGACGTGATGCGATCCATGATCTGTAAGCTATGCAAACTTGTTCACATTTGGCACTCGACCGGACGCTGTGCAGGCTGCCGCAATCAGAAAAGGGCGGCGTAATGTCTATTCATCCCGACCTGTATAACTGCAACCACCATCACCCGATCAAGGATGACGAGGAATTCGTCGATTTCGGGACCGGAAGGTTTGTTGCCGACAAGCCTATGATTCCTTTGCTGAAGGCGCTCAACGAGCTGGGGTTGAGAACCCGCACTCATAATTACGGTGACACCACTCACGCGTTCTTCAGCATCATTCTGGACGATGACACTGAGGTCGAGATCAAGACGGTGAATGAGCGCGACGCCAACCGGGATACGTTCAACGGCGAGCGTGAGCTGTTGATCGTGTTCAAACCCAAGGAGCCCAGCCATGAGCCTTAGCCTCACAGAGAAGATTGAAGAAATGATTTCGCGGGCATCGCAGACTAAAGCGGAGCTTATTGCGGACCCGGAAACCACGGACTATCGCCACGGCTGGCAATCCGGGTTCATGGCCGCATTGGGAGAAGCCCGCACCATCCTCGCCGCCATAGAGGCAGAGCGCCCGGCGATTGAGTGTCAGCCGGAACCGGCGGTAGATGACGATGGCTGGTCAGATTTTGTTCACCCGCTGCCGGGCTACAAGATGCAATGCTGTGACTGCGGGTTGATCCATGAAATGGATTTCCGAATTATGGAGCCTGAACCGGACCACACACCGGAGGCATTGAACCCCGGCGAATCGCCTGGCGCATTGGTAGGATTCAGAGCGCGGCGGGCGCATGTGCAGCCTTCAAGGGTGGTAAGGCCGTCTGATCCGGTTGAGCTGGTAATTTTCAAGGCACTTCGGGCAGCCAATATCCGGTTCACGCAGCCAGAGCCTCCCGACTTCCTGCTTGATGACGGCACTGCAATCGAATGCAAGCGCATGTTCACAGAGCGATCCGAACGGTTTTTGCGGGACACTCCAGAGGCGATACTGATTCAAGGGATCGAAGCAGCTCGCACCTTTGCCCGGATGATTGGCGACAAAGATCGCCCGGCGATTGAAGCCGCAGAACGGGAAAGGCTGGCGAAGCTGGCGGAGAAACGCGCCGCATCTCCCGGGACGCTTCGGATGTTTACCTTTCACGTTACGTGGCGGCAAGTCGCAGATTTCATACGCTCACAGGAGAATGAAGATGGATAGGTATACCTCACCTACGGTTCGCGTTGATGATCTCGCTAGTGCAATCGAACTCGCCTCCCAAGAATGCAAGGAAAGCACGGTTATGACGGGCGAATATGGGACCGCGTTCCATGTCGCCTACATTGTGCTGGATAATCTTGCGCGAAAAATTCGCAACGCCAGTGAGGACCGCACCGAGCAAGGCGAGGTAACACCCTCACAGGGAGACACAAGCCAGCCATGAGCCGCGAGACCGCGATTCCCTTTCTGCTGACCACGCTGCAAGTTGCAGAGCGGCTAGGCGTGGACGAAAAAACCGTCCGGGCTCTTGTCCATCGCGGGGAGTTGCGTCGTATTGTGATCGGGCAAAGATGCGTCCGGTTTCATCCGGACGACATAAACGACTATCTCAACGGAGAGGCGCGATGCTCTACAGGCGCGGGAAGTTCTGGCACTACGAGTTCACGCACAACGGGGAGCGCTTCCGCAAATCCACCGGCCAGATCAGCAAGACAAAGGCGGCAGAGGTCGAGCGCCGGGAACGTGATAGAGTCGCCCTGGGTATCGCAGATCAGAAGGCAACCAGTATAGAAGCCGCCGCGCAAAGCTGGTGGCATCATCGCGGCCAATATCTCAAATCATCCGTCACCGTGGCCTATCGGCTCGAAACGCTCAAATCCTGTCTGGACTTCAAGGCCGATATTGAATCCCTCACCACGGGCGATGTTGCCGACGCTATGGCAACCCGGCGCGGTCAGGTGACGCATAACAGACGGCTTCCCACCCCCTCAACGGTCAACCGCGACGTGATCGACACGCTCCGGCCTATTCATCGCCACGCAAAGAAGATCCTTGGCGCTCGTGTGCAGGAAATAGATTGGGGGGAGGTCCGGCTGAAAGAGCCGCGCGAACGGGTGCGGGAATTTACCCAAGCCGAGGTCAAGGCGATATTCGAGAACACGCCGGAGCATTATCACGATCTGATCCGGTTTCTGGCCCGCTATGCTGTCCGGCTAAGTGAGGCGTTTTTCCCGCTGGCCAATTTCGACCGGGACGAGGGGCGGATATTCCTGCGGGAACGCAAGGGCGGGATACCGCACACCCTGCCCCTTCTGGACGAAGACCGGCGCTTGCTGGCGGTGCGGGCCACGCGCGCGGAAGCGGCGGGCCTCAATACGGTGTGGCATCGTCAGGAACGGGGAAGAATGGAGCCGATCCGGCCGTCATCCTTCCAGAGCGCATTGCGGAAGGCTTATCAGAAGGCGGGGATTGAAGATGCGCGGCCGGCGCATGATTGGCGTCATCATGGGGCCACACAGTTTGTCAGGCGGACGGGGAATTTGAAAGCGGCGCAACGGCTGCTAGGTCACGAGAATATCGCCACAACCGCGCGCTATGCCCATGCCAGCGAAAATGACGTGCTGGATGGCCTGAAATCTGAAAGCCGCGTCACAAAATCACCCACAAAGGCGAAAAAGCGGCGCGCAAGTAATTGAATTATATAAATGTTGGTCTGGAACCTAAATCCAGCGCGTCTACCAGTTCCGCCACACCCGCACACCGCATCCAATAAGGATATACTGGCGATTAGCGCAAGATAGCAGATTCAGTTGAAACGGGAACGGACGGGCAACATCGGGAATATCTGGGAATGACCACCCACAAAATCACCCACAATCCTACCGGCTCACTCGGCTGCAACGTCCGCCCCATCATCTGAATACCGATTCCGCAATTCGATCATGGACAGCCAGCGGCGGCTCGTTATCTGTCCGGCGTGAAGCGTCAATTCAAACACGCCCCATTCCCAGCCGGTTGTCCCCATCCTTGCGTAAGACTCCACATATCCATGCGGGAGGGCGCAGGCGATATTGAGAATGTCAATCTTGCATGACGGTCCGATTTTAGGGACAGAGGCATGACCGCCTTTATGCGAGTGGCCGAATACGATTGAAAAGACTGCGTCATTGGCTATCGGATTGAGTGTTTTGCCGCCATAGGGCTTGCCCATGATGTTCAGCGGGACGTGGACAAAGCCGACGCCCTGGACAAAGAGATATTCCCCGAAAGGCCGCGTTCGCCATCCGTATTGCGTAAACGCCTCACGGACCCGGCGCATCATCCCGCCTTCCAGCACCGGATTCTTGTTTTCGTAAACCTCGACGCGCTTTTCGTGATTGCCCTCGGTTATATCCCGCGGACAGCCATAATCCCCCAGCCCCCGGTCAAAGGCCATCAGCGACATGCGAAAGGACGCCATATCATCTTCAAACGAGGGCAGCGCCCGGCCCTGAATAGAGGCCCGGTCCTCGTGCGATGATACGCTGTCCCACGTTCCCCAGTCGCCTATTTGAATAACGCGATCCACCTTCAAATCTGCCGCGCATCGCCCCATCCATGTAAAGCGGGACTTGTCGGGAAGGCGCGGATCATCATGCGTATCGCCAATGGCCAGAACGCGGGTTGGATTGCCTTCCGGCTCTGCGATCCTGTCCGGCATTGGCGGGACACTGCCGACCGGGCTTTTGCGTGTCGGCTTGGAATACTGGTATTGAGGGGGGCGGTATAATGTCCAGTCCGGCACCAGTCCGTAATTTTCGCGGGCGATGCGAAGCCGGGTCCGGAATGAATTTGGCGAATGACACAGGCCACGCTCAACAGCCCGTTGCGCCGCTTCACTGATTGCCGCCCGTCCCTTGGCCGTCATGTCCGGCGGGCAAAAACCCTCCCGCAAACATTCCTCGACCAAAGTCACAGCCGTGCTTGCCTTGTCCTGCGATAGCGCGGGAGTGGCCATTTATCACCTATGGGGAAGCGCCCGAGGGCTGGGGAAAGCTAGTCTTGAGAGGCCAGCAGATCAGCCACGCTTTCGAGATTGTCGCGGCAATCGCGCCACGCAAATTCACCGCGCAGCAGGAACACGGCCAGATCCGTGTCGGTTGCGCCCTCTCCCGGAATTTCGGGATAGTCTTCGCAGACCAGAAGGCTATTCGGGACGATCACGCTCGGACGGATCACCCGCTCGACGCTGGCGCAGGATGTCAAGAGCATCGCGAACAGCAGGAGAGGCCACACAATCCACCGTGACGGGGTTTTCAAGGATAATGGCTTCATCATGCCTTAACTCCTCTCGCGCGCTCTGGCGGGCGTTATTCCGGCTTTCTGCGGCTTCCAGCGCGGCAGAGTATCGGACGATTTCTTCTTCGGCCTTCACGAGATTGTCTTCGGCGGTCAATCGCGCCTCGCGCTCTCGTTCCGCTTTTCCAGCAGCCAGAGTCCACAGAAAGAAAAAGACCAGTGCGATAGCAATGGCCCCTCCCGCAATATATCCCTGAAACTTGTTCCAGATGGCGCTAAGGAAGGTCATTTTGTGGCCGCCTTTCCCATGCACGAATGCCATAAAGCGCCGCCGCAAAGCCGAGAATGAGAGCCAGCTTGTCAGCTCCGACGCCGGGATATAGTGCCGCTATTGGTATCAGTGGCAGAACAATCCAGCCCATGAGAGGCCGGGGCCATTTGCGGGCGGTGTCAATGTCCATTGGTGGCCTCCCGGTCAACGCGCTCCACAAGGGCCTCAAGCAAGACCTCCACCCGGATCATTCGGTCGCGCAAATCTTCCAGGGCGACTTGCCGGTTTTCCAGCGCGTCAACCCGTGAATTGATCGAGCCCACCCACATGGCGAATGCGGCCGTCTGCATCACCAGCGCAAATATGAGGGCCAGCGGAACCTTCTTATCAAGGTGCCAGCCGGTTAGCGGGTTTCCGGGTGCGTCTGCCATTGTCAGCCCTTCAATTCAAAGTGTGGAAGGTCAATAAATGAATGGTCACGGCGTGATCCGTCGCCATCCCAATCGCCGCCCCAGCGAAGCGACACGCCCAATTCGGCGGCGGCCGCAAACATGCACCCGGCCAGCACGTCAAAACGCCACAAGTCTGCTTGCTGCCAGCTAACA